AGTACGTACATGCAGAATCGCAGATAGAATGTGATGTAAATAGCCTCATTCGTGATGGTGGATATGCAGGAAACTTTGCTGCTGGTGATCTAGTTTACCTCCTCGCAGGTACTACCATTAAGGAACCAGGATTCACTGCTGTTGTCACTAAGTATCAAGCATTTGATGATAGTGTTACTCCTAACATCCCACATAAGATGTGGATTGCAAACCTCAGACCATATGGAACTAACTCTCAGCTCGAGACTGTAACACCTGATCCTAATGATCTAACTTCTGGTGGTACTGCAATTGGTAAGTTTGAGAACCTCAATAACTTCCCAATTATCCTCGCTGAGATGAGTAATATAACAGTTACTGACTACAATTCTTATGGTAGGGTCTCTGGTAAAGAGATTACTGGTGACACAGGTAGGATTTGGTTGGAAGATGTTGTAGGAGATTTCCCAAGCAATATCACAATTAAGTCTGATGCTGGTTGGTACGCTGGTGTTACTCAATCTAAGGGTCTAGTCGGACGTTGCAACAGATTCTTCAGAGGATTTGATGGCACACAGACATCCTTTAAACTTACTACAAATAACGGAGAAGCGTATTTCCCTGATCCTGCTGGTCACTTGTTGTGCTTCACTAATGGTGTTCTACAACCTCCAGGCGGTACACAAGCATATACAGCATTCTCTGACCAGATTCAGTTCACTGAACCTCCTACAGTCGGTTCTGAGTTCATTGGATACTACGTTGGTAAACTTAGACAGTTGGATGATATCAGCTTTGAGTTTGACTCCTTACGTTCATCCTTTAACCTTAGGTACGCTGGTGGATTCTACTCATTGACACTGACTGAAGGTGTTTCTTCTAGTACTATACTTCCAGAAAACAACATTATTGTTTCTCTGAATGGTGTTATACAGGAACCTGGACTAGGTTACGAGCTAGTTGGTTCACGTATCATCTTCGCTGAAGTTCCTCGTGCGGGATCAACATTCGTTGCATTCTCTTACATTGGTTCTGACGCAGACGTTATTGCAGCAACAGTCGTACCTCCAATTGAGGCAGGTGACTTACTACAAATTGATGGAGAAGGAGAGAATCGTGAAGTTGCTCTAATTGAGTCTTCTAACTCTTTGATCACCTTCGAGTATACAGGAACTGTTAAGGGTCGTGGTGCTGAAGCACTTGCTGAAATAACCTCTGGTGAAATGACAACATCAATTATCACCTCTCCTGGTGATGGTTACACCTCACGTCCAAACGTTGATGTTATATCATCTTCTGGATTTGATGGTCGTGTCCGTGCTCTAATGGGTCTTTTGAGGATTGATGTTAAGACTGCTGGTGTTGGTTACGCACAACCAGAAGTTTCTATCCACAACACTGTTGAGGATGATTGGACTCCACCTACAGGACCTGCTATGAACGGTGGTTATGACACCTACGCAGGTGAGGGTACTGACTCTAATGGTGACCCAATCGTAATTGTTGATGGTTATATCACCATAACTGCTCAACCTGTTAACGTAACAGTTAACCAAGGTCAAATGGCTGGATTTACTGTACTCGGTACGTTTAATCTTGCATCTGATGGTTCTGTAGGAACTACTCCTCTGAACTACCAGTGGCAGCGTAAGGAGTATGGTGAGACCATATGGGCAAACATAACAGGTGCTACGTCTAGTGTCTACACTACTGACTCTGCTGAACAGGCAGACGATGGTGATGAGTTCCGTGTAGCGATAACCGCTGCTGGTGCTTCACCTGTTTACTCTAACTCTGTAATCCTTTCGGTACAGACTGGTGCAACAGTTATTTCTAACTTCGTACCAACTCAAATATTCCAATAAATAACTAGAAACTATGACTGCCACGTCGTCATACAACGCAGGAACAAAAATGCTCACAGTGGATGGGGATGGATTACCCACCCCAGTGTTGATGGGCACGTTTCCTAATGCTAATAATCCTAATGCTGTAACAGAGCAGGATTTTGAGCATACTTTCTATTATAGAGGTGGCACATTTGGTACTGCCCGTACATTTGATACTCCTTCATTCACACAGAATGGTTATCTTATAGATGTACCTTTGTCTACAGCAGACAATGCATTGTTAGGTGTTGAGATCCAAGTAGGAGACAGGATTCTTTTCATTCTTGATAAGGGAACTGCTAATGAGAAGAAGCAAGTATTTGTATATAAAGGAACTAGTCAAACTGTTACTCCTGGTGAGTTCTGGAGAGAGACCTCAAGCAATCTTGAGTTGGTTGTAGATTATAGTAGAAGCAGTTATACTGGTACTCTAGAGTATTTTGATCAGAGAAATGCTAGAGCAAATGTACCTTTAGGTATTGTTGGTGTTACTGCTAACGGTGTAGCAATCTTTAATCCTAGTGCTGGAGCAGGTGGTAACCCACCAACAGGATTTCAGTGGAATGCACATTATGAAGACTCTCCTGTAGATTTTGGAGATGATTCATGTGGTGGACACCCAGAGAATACGGGACAATATCATTATCATGACACACACTTCCTAGAGTGTTGGCAGAACGATGCTGTAATGGCAGGATATAATGATTACTATGGTTCTAGTCAGTATAATGGTGATAATTTAAGACACCCAGACGGTCATTCCAAGTTGATTGGTATTGCGTTTGATGGTTTCCCTGTATATGGACCATATCTTTACTCTAATCCATGGGACAATTCATCATCTAAAGTTTTAGCAAGTAGTTCATATAGAGTTAGATCCGAAGAAGCACCAGGTAGACCTACTTACGGTAATACTACTGCTAACCCTCCTGCTGGATCATTGATGCAGGATTGGGAATATGCAGAAGGTACTGGTGTTCTTCATTTCCATAATGGAAGATTTGGTGTAACACCAGAATTTCCTACAGGAACATATGCATACTTCTTAGCAACTGAAGAGGGTAATGAAGGTGCATTAGATCCCCAGTTCCCTTATATGATGGGAACTACTTCTCGTGAATCTCTTAATAAACCAGACAATGATGGTGCTGCTCCACCAGCTGGTGGAGATGGAGGAGGTGGTGGTGCTGGTGGTCCTGCTACTATCTTGATTGGTGCACAACCACAGAATGCTACTGTTGCTGCTAATGGAACTGCTACATTCACGGTTACTGTCTCTATCAGTCCTGAGGATGGACCTAAGACTTATCAATGGTACAGATCTACAGACGGTGGATATTCATTCGCTGTTCTTACAGGATCTACTGCTAATAGTCTTACCTTCACTGCATTATCATATATGTCTGGATACAAATTCAGATGTGAAATTGAGGGACCAATCGGTGCACCTGCTGCACAAAACTCTCCTCTAACAACTGACGTTGCTACTCTCACCGTAACTGGTGGAGGCGGTGGTCAGCAGGCAGAGAACTTCGATGGTACTAATGCTACCTTCGATACTACTGGTATCACCTTCGATGCCACCTAAATAACACTGTACAAACTGTAGAAAAATGGCAAAACAGCTAGTTGGTATCGGTTCTTCGGCAAATGATGGCACAGGTGACACCCTGCGGGACGGTGCTATCAAGTATAATGCCAACTTTGACGAACTATATCAGAGATTAGGTAATGACACGGACATCCATATAGATATCACTGCTGGTATAACGGATGGACAAGTACTTAAATGGAGTAGTACACCAACTCCTGCATTCCGAGGTGCAGACTTTAATCTTTTAAGTGCGAATTTAGATACGAATGCTCATCAGATAATTTGTGACGGTACAGATGATATTGTAGTTAAGCAGACTGGTACTGGTGATATTAAACTTTGGGGTGGTGGATCAGGTTCGGCATATACTTATGTTGATGGTGCTGATGGATACTTTAAATGGTATGCACCATATGCAAATGCTGCTGCTCTACCAAATGCTACTAACCACCATGGTATGTTCGCACATACACATGACACGGGAAAGGCACACTTCGCTCATGATGCTGAGTGGATCCAATTAGTAGACGTAAATGATAGTATTAATATTCTTGCTGACGTAGACACCACTGTGAACGGTGGTCCTTCGGCTGGGCAAGTGTTAAAGTGGAATGGAAGTACTACAAAGTGGGAGCCAGCAAATGACGAACAAGGATCTGGAGGTGGAGGAGGTACTACACAGAATCTATTCGAAACAGTTACCGCCGACACTGGCACAACAACTGCTTCTGCCGCTAACGATACTCTCATTGTTGCTGGCGGGACTAATATCGCCACCAGTCTTACTGGCGATACTCTTACTATAAACATGACAGGGGCACTTGGTGCACCTGATCAGAATCTATTCTCAACTTTCACTGCAGACAATGGTAGCACTTCTGCTACTGTAGCTACAGACACTCTGACTCTTGCAGGTGGTACAAGTATTAGTACAAACTTAAGTACCAATACTATCACCATCACTAACGATGCACCTAACATCGTACAGAATGTTCTACAGACAGTTACTGGTAATACTGGAACTTATACTTCCAATTCAGCAACTGCTTCTGTTGCAATAGAAGGTTCTAACGGAATTACTACTTCTGTATCAGGAACCACACTAAGCATTACTTCTACTAGATTGCTTCCATCAAATACTTTGGAAGGTAAATCGATTTATTATGATGGTGAGAATGATGCATGGGAAGTGGGAGATGGTCCTGTATACTTCTATTCATTTACTGCACCTAGCGATTCGGTATATCGGGTGTCAGGTCCAGGAGTTAATTCTGGGACAGATAATCCTGGTTTAGTTCTCTTTAGAGGACATACTTATAAGTTATACAATACTACTGGTGCTAATCACCCACTGAAGCTACGTGTATCTTCAGGTGGTGCTGCAGTTACCGATGGTGTGAACGCAATGTCTAATGGCACTACAACATACACAGTACCTATGACCGTTGCTGCTGGTACGACTTATGTCTATCAGTGTGAATTACATTCGGCAATGATGGGTACCATAACAATAGCATAAGATGACAAGAACAGTCCCTGGAAGTGGAGCCACAATCGAACCAGTCTTTAACAGCGTATACGGTGTTAAGGATGTAATCGTTACTAAC